ATGATCTGGTGGAAAGCGGCATCCTGGATAAGCAGAAGTTCTCGTGCCCGAAGTGCGATTGCCCCATCGGAGCTATCACCGCCATCAAAGTCGAATGGCTGGACGTGCCTTTCTAAGCTTCTGGATAGAAGACGCCGCGGACGATGCCGAGGATCTTAACCTCGGTGCCGTCATCAGGCTGGTGATTCCTCGGCACAATGATGGGCTTGTGTTTGGGGTTGTCGGATCGGGGGTGAAATTCGTTCCGATCCTCGAAGACCTGAACTTCCTTCACGGACCATTCCCGCATTTGGCCGTCGAACTTGCTACGCTCAATTACGACCTTCATGCCATCACGCAACGGGACAGTGTTCTCAAGATCGTCATAGTCGACGCAGAGCACATACCCGCCAGGAAGGAGGGGAGGTGTGGCTCGGTTCATGGAGTCGCCTTCGATCTGGAAGTACGTCTGCCGAGCGTTCGGGTATTTGGGGTCGTGCGGCGCGTGAATGGTCGGGAGCTCCTCGTCGAAGAACTCATCGACCTCACGGAAAGATCCTGCTTCGACCTTGCCAGCCACAACCATTTCTCGGATGAGTCCGTCAATCACTTTCGGCTGCGGCGGAATAGCATCCCCGCCTGCTTTTGGATCGCCTTTCCCAGTGATCAGCCAGCCATGAGCAACACGAAAGGCCCGGGCGTATGCCTCGGCTTCTTCGGGAGAGTAGTCCCGGCCGCCAGGCTGCTCCGCCCGCTCATGAGAATTGTAGGTGCTGATAGCTACCCCGAGAGCGCGGGCAGCCGCACTCTTAGAGGTATATCCCGCCTGTGTTCTGGCCCAAGCTAGCCGTTCGCCCCGCGTTTTCATTTCCCATTCTGTAGCAAATGATCTGCTACCAGGGGTGTTGACTTCATCTGCTACGTACTGTAGCAATGAGGTATGAAGACAGTTCATGACATTATCGCCTTGTGGCCATCGGCTTCCGAGTTGGCCCGTGATCTCGGTCTCAAACGAGAGAGCCACGGGACGGTGATGAAGGCCCGTGGCTCCATCCCTGTTGGCTATTGGCAGCAGCTGATAGCCGCCGCCAAAAAGCGCGGCATCAAGGGGATCTCCTATGACGTGCTTGTAGCTGCCCATTCTCGTCCCTCCGCTCGGGGCAAGGATAGAGCCGCCAACGAGCACGGGGCCACGGCTAAAACGGAGAGGGCGGCCTGACATGGTGCCCTCATCATTCCCTTCCATCGGTTCCGCCTCCCGCGCCGATGGTCACTGCGCGGGCGACCCTGTGCAACCGTCATCGGTCGCCCGCGCTTTTTCCCTTCCCGTTCGTGCTGCCTTTCCCCTTCGGCAGCGCCTCTTTCAGTTTCCGCAGGATGTGAGCGCGCACCTCCCGATCGGTAGCGCCTCCCGTCGTCTTGCCTCCGTCCTTCCCGTTCATCGCCCTGTCTCCATGGCGTCCGTTATCGCCGCTCTGGATGGGAAGATCATCTTCAATCGAAACGCGAACACCTACGGAACATTCGCATGACCCAAGATCGCGGTCGCATCCTGCCTTTCTCTGGCTTCAAGGCTGCTTGGCGGCTCCTCCTCGACTCTCTCGGTGGTGTCTCCGCTGTAGAGCGCGCCGAGATCACGCGCGGCAGCGGCTCGCTCCTGTCCCGATACGGCCAGGTGCATGAGAGCGTCTTCACGCCCATCGACATCATGTTCGAGATCGAGAAGGCGGTCGTTGAGGCCGGTGGTCGTCCTGAGTTCCTGATGGCCTATGCCGACGCCCTCGGCTTCGTGGCTGTTCCCAAGGCGGCTCTTGAGAAGCCCACCGAGACGATTGACCAATCCATCGGGCCAGCCAGTCAGGCATTTGGCGAAACGCTGATGAAGGTCGGCGCCGCCATGATCGACGGCATCGTGACGCCTGCTGAGGCGAAAGACCTCCTGCCGACTGTCCAGCGGGCCACCGCTGAGATCTGCGAGCTGCAGGAAGCCATTGCCGCCCGCGCTTCGAAGGCGGGTGCGCGATGAGCCGCCGCCTCCCTGACGAGAAGATTGCCGCGGCTAAAGCCCTTCGAGCCAAGGGCCACAGCATCAGCGAGGTCGTCGCTCTGACAAAGGTCAGCCGGGGCCGGGCGCATGCGCTTACCAAGGGCATCCGGCTTCCCTTCGGCCCTCTCAAGCGCGGCCCCAAAAAGAAGATCGCTTTCAACGTCTGCAAGGCCCTCCACGAGCAGGGCCTGAACTATCGCCAGATCGCTGCGCGCCTCGGCTGCGCTCATTCGGCTGTCTACCGCACCCTCAAGACCGGAAAGGCCGCAGCATGAGCGATATGGTTCCCGAACTCATCCGCTCCTACGTCGACCGCATCCTTCGTCTCAAAGAGGAGGAGGATGGCCTGAAGGCCGACATCAAGGACATCTATGCCGAGGCCAAAAGCAATGGCCTGGACAAGACCGCGCTTGGCGATCTGGTCAACCATCTGCGCAAGCAGGCCAAGGATCCTGAAAAAGCCTCCGAGCGGTCGACCATGTTCGGCCTCTATCTCGACGCCTACGAGAACGCCCCCTCGCATACGCATGCGCCCGTGCGAGGGGATGAGTGATGAGAGCCGGCGTTCTTGCTCTCGGCCGCTTGAAGACCGGCCAGAGGAACAAAACTGAGAAAGCCTATGGCGACTTCCTCGAGCTTCGGAAGCGGGCCGGGGAGATAGCTTGGTACAAGTTCGAGGGCATCAAGCTTCGGCTGGCGGACAACACCTTCTACACTCCCGATTATGCCGTGATGCTCTCGGATGGGTCGCTGGAATGCCATGAAGTCAAAGGCTTCTGGCAGGACGATGCCCGCGTGAAGATCAAGATTGCGGCCGACCTATACCCCTTCCGCTTCATTGCCTTGAAGGCGAACGCGAAAAAAGACGGCGGTGGCTGGTCTGAGGAGGCATTCTGATGAACCGCTTCCCCTATTCAACCGATCCCGTGCAGGCTTTCGACCAGATGGAAGCCGAGGCCCTGTTCCTGGAGAACCTCGCCGGCGAGCGCGAAGAGACTGCGGACGTGATCGAGAAGATGGAGGGCGGCTCCCGCGAGGCGGCAAACTCCCACCGGATCACAGCCAAGCGCCTGCGCCGCATCGCTTCCTGCCTCGGCTACATGGCCGGTCGGGTAGATCGCCTTCACCTCCTGAATGATCCTGTCCGCCGTGAAAGCACCTACGGCGGCTCCTCTCAGCGGAGCGTCGCATGACCCGGAATGTGATTGACCTTGAGGCCGAGAAGGAGAGGCGCGTCGACGCCGCCTGGGCCGTCTACTGCGAGGCTCGCCAGCAAGCCGAGCGCACACTAGCGGTCGAGGACGGCATCGCGGCCGGCAAGGCGTGGCGCCGCTGGCTTGATCTGTTCATGAGCCCTGAGCAGCGCCGATCCCTCGACAACGCCTCGGTGGTCACTCCGGTGAGGCGCATCGGATGAACGCCCACTTCGGATCAGCCCCCGATCTCATCGAGCAGCCTCACGCACAGTCGGCGGAAGAGGGCCTGCTCGGCGCGATCCTCCACAATGCGGACGTGCTGGACAAGGTTCGCGGCATTGTCGACGCCACCGATTTCCATGTCGATGTGAATGCCGCCATCTATGCGAAGATGTGCGAGCGTCGGGATGCCGGCGAGACCATCGACGGTCGCTTGGTCCGTATTGCCATCGGGGACGCCGATCTGGGGGGCATGACGGTCGGCGAGTACCTCGCTGCGCTCTATGCCCACGCCACGAGCATCACAAGTGCCCCCGACTATGCCCGCGCCATTCGCCACGCCGCGATGATGCGGAAGGTTCTGGCGACGGCACAGGACGCCGTCAGAGCCATGTCTGCGGCTGCCGTGGACAACCCGGCCAAGTACGCCTCGGCCATGATCCAGGAACTGGACGAAGTTGCTAGCTCGGGCATGCCCGACAGCATCAAGCGTGTGAGCCTCGGCGCTGCCTCCCTGCAGGCGATCGAGGCCGCTATGGCCGCCCGAGAGGGGCGGGTCGAGCGCGGAGCGCCCTACGGCATCCCGAGCCTCGACAGAATGACCTTAGGCATGCGCCCCGGTCAGATGATCGTCATGGCCGGCCGCCCCGGCATGGGAAAGACGACCTTCGGTGTTGCCATCGCCCTGAATGCCGCGAAGGCAGGTCATGGCGTCTTCTTCGTCTCTCTTGAGATGGTGGCGCAGGAGCTCGCTGAGCGGGCACTGGCCGCCGCGGCTTTCTCGCCCCGCGACCGGCAGCCTCTTTCCTACCGCGACATCGCCAAGGGCAAGGACCTGAAGGACGAGGACTTCTGGGCATTGAATGAGGCTCAGAAGCGCCTTAACCGCTATCCGCTGGAAATTGAGCAGCAACCCGGCCTGACAATCTCGCAGATCGCCGCCCGCGCCCGCCAGACCCGTTCCGTGATGGAGCGCAAGGGTCAGCACCTGTCGGTCATCGTCATCGATCACCTGGGCCTCATCCAAGCCACGAAGCGGTATTCGGGCAACCGAGTGCAGGAAATCACCGAGATCACGGGAGCCATCAAGGTTCTAGCCAAGGAGCTCGGTGTTGCCGTGGTCGTGCTCTCGCAGCTCTCCCGCGAGTCCGAGAAGCGGGAGGACAAGCGGCCGGTCCTGTCGGATCTCAGGGACTCCGGATCCATCGAGCAGGATGCCGACATGGTGATCGGACTCTACCGCGAGGCCTATTATCTCGAGCACAAAACTAAGCTCACCGAAGAAGAGTGCGCTCGGCTGGAAGCCAGCGAGAACGTGCTTGAGGTCGAGATCCTGAAGCAGCGCCAAGGGCCAACGGGCCGCGCTCGCCTCTTCTGCGCCATCAATTGCAACGCCATCAGCGAACTGACGGAGTATTAGCCATGGTCGGCTTCTATAAGCACGACATCCCGGATTGGATGGATGGGACCGAAGCTCTCAGCGATGGCGCCTATCGCGCCTATCACGTCATCTGCCAGCTGATCTATCTGCATGAGGGGCCGATCATGCTCAACGAGCGCGGGATCGCCGGCCGTTGCAACCAGTCGGTCAAGGCTTTCCGGAAGTATCTGCAGGAGCTCCTCGACGCCGGGAAACTGGCTGTTTCGGAGGGCAGATTGTCGAACTCGCGGGCCGCTTTGGAGCTCGAAAACGTCAGAAAGAACCGCGAAAACGCAGGAAAGGGCGGCCAAATCTCAGGACAGAAGCGCCAAAACTCGCAAAAGAACGACATTGGCGCTGATAAGTCATTGAAAAACAACGGTGCAGATCAAGCGCCGCTTCAAGAAGATCGAAGCCTAAAAGAGAAGAGAAGAGAAGAAGAGAAAGATACACGCACGGGCATGCGCATGCCCGAGAACATGCAGGCCCGCATGCTGGCCGAATTGCCTCCTGGCGTGGACTGGCCGATCAGGATCTCGATGGATCTCAGACCGATCTTCGCGTGCCTGGAAGCAGGAGCCGATTTCGAGAAGCACATCCTCCCCACGATCCACGAGGAAGCCCGCCTCGCCCATGCCGGAGGCCGGAAGCTGTTCAAGTGGGAGAACGTCGCCCCCCAGATCATGGCCGCCGTCGAGCGCGAGAAGCGGCCGACCGACAGGAAGGACCAGAACGGCTTCACCGACGAGGCGTGGAGCCAGATCATCGAACGCTGGAAGCGGACGGGCCTCTGGTCCTACGGCAAGTGGAGCCTGCCGCCTGATTTCCCTGGATGCTCGATCCCGGCTCACGTTCTGGCAGCCCATGGTTTTGGGAAGGCTGCCGCATGAGCGCCAAGGTCACCATCAAGCTCATCGAGGACATTCGCCAGGACCGCTCAAGGGGCCTCATGCCTGCTGAGATCGCCGCACGCTATGGCGTCCCTGTCGACCGGGTCCGCCATCTCACCAGGAACATCAAGCCGACCAAGCGGGTGTTCCTGGAAGACCGCAGCGAGGAGATCCTGCTCCTCGTAGGGCAGGGGCTCAGCCAGCGGGAGATCGCCCGCAGGCTCGGCGTCACGTCCAGCGCTATCAACAAGGCTCTCGCCCGCATGGAATGGAAGGCCGCAGCATGACCCGCCCCGCCTCCTTCGACACCTCCATCATGGCCCTGACCTCCAAGCTCCGAGCCAACGCCATCAAGCTCACCCGCAACCGGGACAGGGCCGACGATCTCGTGCAGGACACCATCGAGAAGGCCCTCCGCTACCACGCCAGCTACACCGAGGGCACCAACCTGACCGGCTGGCTCTTCACCATCATGCGGAACACCTACCTCATGCAGGCCCGCAAGGATGCCCGCCTTGTTTCCGACATCGACGGCAAGGCCGCCCTAACCCTGATCCAGAACCCGTCACAGGAGGCCACAATCGGCCTACGGGAGGCTTTGGCGATGCTGTTCGCTACTACCCCTGCTGAGAACGCCGAAGCCCTGCTCCTGACCGCCTCTGGCGAGAGCTACGAAGACGTTGCGGCGTTTCATGGCGTTGCAGTCGGAACCATCAAGAGCCGCGTGAGCAGAGCCCGCGCAGTGCTGGAAGGTGTCGCATGAGTGTTCGCATCCTTGTCGGCGACGTGCGCGACCGCCTGAAAGACCTGCCGGACGAGTCTGTGCATTGCGTGGTGACGAGCCCGCCTTACTTCGGGCTGCGGGACTATGGGCATCCGGGTCAGATCGGGCTTGAGCCGACGCCTGCCGAGTTCGTGCGGACGATGGTCGAGGTGTTCCGCGAGGTGCGGCGTGTGCTCCGTCCTGATGGCACGTTCTGGCTCAACTTAGGAGACTCATACGCACAGGGCGGGGGCGGCGGCGCGTCCTCTAAGTCCACACTTAAGAATGATGGGCGCCCTGTGTATGGGGCCCGTGCTCAAGAGTTGGCCCTCAATGAGAGGGCTTTCTCTCGCAAGGCGCCTCCCGGTCTCAAGCCAAAAGACCTCATTGGCATCCCCTGGCGCGTTGCCTTCGCCCTTCAGGAAGACGGCTGGTATCTCCGCTCCGACATCATCTGGCACAAGCCAAACCCCATGCCGGAGAGCGTCACGGATCGCCCGACGAGCGCCCATGAGCATATCTTTCTTCTCGCCAAGTCCGAACGGTATTTCTATGACCATGAGGCGGTGAAGGAGCCTGCTATCTGCGGGGCGAATGGTTCGGAGTTCCATACAGGGAAGACCGGAGAGCATCAGCTTGGGCGGGCTCAGAAGGTGCGTCCTAGCAAGCCAAAGGGGTCATTCGCGGCGAAGGGCGAGCCTCTCCCTGGCCAGCTGCCGTTCCGAGCCGTCACGGAGATGCGCAACCTCCGGAACGTGTGGAGCGTGCCGACTGTGCCCTTCAACGAGGCGCATTTCGCAACCTTCCCTCCTGCTCTGGTAGAGCCCTGCATCAAAGCCGGATGCCCGCACGGAGGCACCGTTCTCGATCCTTTCGGGGGCGCGGGCACGTCTGGCCTCGTGGCTGATCGCCTCGGACGCAATGCCATCCTGATCGAACTCAACCCCGACTATGCCGCCATGGCTGAGCGCCGGATCAGGAACGAGCAGCCCATGTTCGCCGACGTGCAACTCGACATCCGCCCCCAACTCGAGGCCGCCGAATGATGACCCGTCTCCTCGCCCATCCCACTCCTGTCCACTACGCCAGAGCAAGGATCGCAGCATGAGCGCCCGCCGAGTCTTCTCCCCCAAGACGGAACGTGAGGAGGGACGCCTGCGGTCTGTGTACCGGCTCACATGCCGCGAGTGTGGCTCGCAACAGCCCAAGCTCGTCTGCACCGCCAAGAACGGCGCGTACCCGCCCGAAATGATCGTCAAGAACCTCCAAAACAAGGGATGGGAGGTCGGCAAAAGGGATGGTGACGACCTTTGCCCGTCCTGCGTCAACCGCAAGCAGGAGCAGCGCCGCAGGCTGCGGCTGATCACGAACGAAACAGAGGTGAACCCCATGAGCGCCGAACCTGCCCCCCTCGCGCCTTACCCGCAGAGCAAGCCCGAACCCGAGAAGCCCAGAGATCCCACCATCACGGAAACCCTGATCATCCTCGCCAAGCTGGAAGAGGTCTTTGACGAGAAGACTGGCTACATCAACGGTATGACGGATGCCAAGGTCGCGGCGGATCTGAACTGCCCTCGTGCATGGGTGGCCGATGTCAGGCGCGGCAAGTTCGGCGAAGCCGGGTCGAACGAGGAAATCCGGGAGTTTCTAGAAAAGGCCCGCAATGTCGGGAAAATGCTGGAAAGCCTGCGGAACGACTTCACCGCGTTCCTCGCCCGCCAATCCGACCTGACCAGCCGGTTTAAAGCTCTGGAGGCCGATGTCGCCTCGCTCGCCCGCCGCGCGGCTGACGTGGAAGGAACGATCCGATGATGAAATCCTATGCGCGGGCGAGGCTCGGGGCTACCGCTGCCACGGCCCCTAAGTCGTCCCTCCGGTCGCATCTGGCTCCGGTCACGTACCACACCGCCCGGACGCCCATCATCAACCACGATCCCCCGGAGACATTCGAGGGCCTCACTTGGTTCGTGGTCGTCTGCAATCCCAAGTGCGAGAGGAGGGCGCAGCTCGGCCTCCGTCGTGCCGGGTACCAGACCTATCTCCCGGTAGAGCGCAAATACATTGAGCGGTCCCGGAAGCTGGTCGAGACCGAGAACCCGCTCCTGCCTCGTTACCTCTTTGTCGGGCTCAAAGGCTACGGCGAAAAAGAAGGGCAGGACTTCTACAAGCTGCGGGGCGTCGACGGGGTAGAGAGCCTCGTCCGGAATGACGGCTCGCCTTTGGTGGTCCAGGCCGCGAAGCCCAAGCAGGGCGAGACCAGCTTCCCGCGCCCCCTATCTCGTCTGCGTGAGAGGGAGGTTGCCGGCGACTTCGACCACATCAAGAAGGCCGAGGAGGAGAAGGCCCGAAAGAAAGCTCTTCGCGCCAAGTGCCGACCTGGGGCTCGTGTGAGCCTGCTCACTGGCCCTATGACTGGCCTTCAGGCGGTTGTGCAGCGGGTCCAATCGGGAGGTCGCATCGAGGTGTTGTTGGAGTTCCTCGGAGGCGTGACAAAGGCCAAACTGAAACTGGACGAAGTTGATCTATTGGAGGCGGCGGAATGATGTTCAGACCTCAAAGAGGCAGTTTGCATGACGCGATGAAAGAGGCGGTGCAGTTGCCTGACCGCGCCGCCCTTATCGCCCACTTACAGGCTATCCATTCCGGGTTTGAGGAAGGCCCGGTCATCGCTGATGAGACGGTTCGGGTGGAAAAGTACGGACGAGGCATCGACACACGCATAGGATGGGACACGCATATCGTGATGATTGACGGGTGGGGACCGGCAGGCTTCACCGATGGTCCTTGCTAGGGGATAACAACTTGAGACCCTTGCAACCACACGGCTCTTGCGCTAGTTATGTATTCACAGAGCAAGGCCGTGTGTGACATTTCTGCCACCGCGTGTCTTGCGTTAGCATTGGTACAACCCGCTGTGAGGCTCTGCCCAGCGGGCTTTTTCATGCCCGAATGCCCCGCAAATCCCGCAAGACCTACACCCGCTCCCTTGATGGAGCCCTCATGGTAGAGATAGCCCCCGGCATGTATGTCGAGAGCCTGATCGCTGAGCGCCTTGGATTGCTTCGGTAGCCATGGACACCCTTCGCCGCTTCCTCACCATGAGCCTGAGAGAAAATCAGACCGAACTCCAACTCTCCGAGATGAGGAAGAAGCAGATCTACATCCTCCATCATGGCAACTGGCAGGCCATGCGGCGCGAACTCAAGCTGGCCTGAATGGGTAAGCCCATCAACTTCCTCGCCCGCCCAAGAGAGAACAGGGGCAGCGCCCGAGAGCGCGGATACACATGGCGGTGGCAGAAGGCGAGGGCCACGTTCCTTCGGAACAACCCTCTTTGTGTGAAGTGCCGGGAGGCAGGACGCATCACCCCCGCTACGGTCGTGGATCACATAGTCCCGCACAAAGGCGACAGCGCGCTGTTCTGGGATACGAGCAACTGGCAAGCCCTTTGTGATGCCGACCCTTGGCGTTGCCACTCAAGCGTGAAGCAGAGGGAAGAGCGAGGCAAGGCCCAACCAATAGGCGAAGACGGATGGCCGATCACATAGCCGCATTCGCTAACAGCACTGTTGAGCGGATCGCTAGGGCGGTGGGGGCGTTCTGAAACTCTACCACCTGATCCGACCGGACC